GATAGCCCTACAGCCGTTTGGCAGGCTGTGTGGGCTGGTTTCGTTGCCTCCGGTATGTCTCAACAGCATGGTTGTTGGGTCTTCAGGCGGTGGGTTTCCCACTCCGCACCACGTGGCTCTGACTGGATTTGTGACAGGGTGAAAGACCTGTGCACGTCCCTGCGTGACGTTTGCCTCACGCAGCGGGAACAAGAGTCTGTGGTGGAAGTACCCAAGGTCCTTCAGCAGTGGCTTCGACGAGAAGCTCGCGCTGAGCCGCGGCGTATCCTCGCTTTCACGAGGTGCGCTAGAGCTCTTCCAGTTGCGAGTCGCTCTCGCGTTGCTGAAGGATTGCTCAACCATGCCCGAAATATCACTCAGTCCGGCACTACTCCACCAGAGGTCCTGGCGGAGATCGAAGATAGTGTCGTGGTAAGGCTGAATGGTATGTTGAGACGTCGTACTTGGAAATACCCACCTACATCCAAGAATGCGGTTCGTGAGTGCCCGGGTTCGAAAGGGGGTTACGACAGTTACTTGCAGAACCTCGTCTGTAAGGAGCTTGAAATGAGTAGTGGCTCTCCAGTCACTATGGACGACATCCCCTTCGTGGGGGTGGCTCATTTTGAGGATTGCGTTCGTCGCGCAAACCGTCGTATCCCGCCTTTCCCTGGGAAAGACTCGCTCGTGAACCGGCTGCTTCGCATTGTGTCGACTGGCATCGCTCAAACCAGAGAGCAGTATGTCGAACTGTTGCAAGGTTTCGGAACCTTGTTGTCGATGGAACAGTTCGCTCTCTTGGCTAGAGGCCAACAGGGTGACATGTTTACGCATGTCGCGACACCAATTGCGGAGCAGGGATGTAAGGTGCGTGTCATTACCGTCCCTCCTGCTGCTGTCTTTACTGCCGGCGACCTTGTTCGCAAGGCCGTGTTCCCCGTCCTCAGGAAGAAGGACAAGCGTATCCGTGATTTCTCCAAGCGGATACGTGAGGACGGCACTGTGTTCGGATTGAACGCAGTCGCGCGCGGTGATTGGCGCTGGCTCAGCGCCGATTTGACTAAGGCGACCGATGGTTTCCATCATGATGCGATTAGGGCCGTTGTCCGCGGCCTGAACCGTGCGGGCCTGAGCCCGGTCCACACGTGGGCAGCTCTGCACTCCTTGGGTGTGGAGGGGCCGACGCATCATGTTAGATACCAGAAGTCGTCTTTCACCGAAAGACAGTGGTTGGAGGTTGCCGCACTCGGCTCCGTTGGGGAGGTAGAGGACAAGAAGTATGTTGACGTCCCTATGAGACGGGGATGCTTGATGGGAACTCCGTTCTCGTTCACCATACTCTCGCTCCTTAACGGATGGGCCTGTGACGTGTTGGGTCCCACTACGGCCATCTGTGGAGATGACGTAGTGTCCTTGACACTGCCACACCGAGTGCGTTCCTACGCAGAAAGTGTCACTGCGATAGGAAGTGGATTGCATGAGAGGAAATCCTTCCTCGGCAAGACGGGTTGGACGTTCTGTGAGGTCTTTGGCCTTACTGACCAGCTGGA